TCAGCGTTTTACCGATTTTATGAAGGGTATGTACAATACCACACCGGATAAAGGTACAATTCAAGTGCCTGTTATGTTTGGTAGTTGTTTTGGTAGGGTTCGTATTACTGACGTTATGACAACTGCACTTACAGAAGTTTCCGAGAATCAGGGCACACAGACAGGTGATTATACAGGTCATGCGTCCTTATATGAGAATGACCGGAAAACGCACACCATTCAAGTTGATGAGCATGGGTATTATATGGCCATTCTTCAATTGAATCCAAATACAAGTTATGGACAAGGGATTGCTCGCCATTGGCGTAGAAGAATTAGGGAAGATTATCCCCTGGATATGTTTGCTGGTATTGGAGATCAGGAAGTATTTGCTGAAGAGTTATTGTATCAGAACCTCACAAGTGATATCGATCAAAATTTGTTCACGTTTGGGTATAATGACAGGTTTGCCGAGATGAAGTATGGTATTAATAAATTCGTGGCAGATCTATCATGGGGACAAGGTTTGTCATGGCACGCAGGTAGATGGATTGACTTAGCCAACTTACCGGATGCTTATGCGCAAATCGCAGTACTGAATCCATCATTTACTAATTCATCGAACACGCCGGATTTTCCTAATGATGAGGCACGATGGGGTAACCGTTTATTAGATCAGTTCAGGGTATTACCAAAAGGATATACGGGTAATGCTCAAGAGATGGTGGTATGGTGTCATATTTTTCACTCGATATATGTTAATAGGGCGTTGCCTTATTATAGTGTACCGGGCAAGATGATTATGTAGTTTTTTACATGAGACGTTTTGGGGGTATCGTATAACCCCCCTTTTTAATTATGGGAAATTGTCACAATCCGAGAACTGTAATGCTAAGAAGGTCCATCGATATAGGGGGAACTAAGTACTTGGCTTATTCTGATAAAGTAGGGGTTAATGGTTTGACCCTAACACACGTACAAGTTCCTTGCGGTAAGTGTGCTGATTGTATAGACAGGATTAAGTCCGAACTAATCTTTAGGATGGAGAATGAGAAGAGGATGTCTAAGACGGCTTTTTTTGTAACGTTAACTTATGATAATGAACACGTGCCATATGACAAATGGGGAAACAAAATACTTGTTAAGGAACATCTGAAAGGTTTTTTCAAGAGGCTTAGAATAAATCACGTAAGGAATAAAAAAGTACTGCGTGAAATGTTTTGGTATGGATTAAATCCGAGAGTAGATAAAATTTCATATTTGGGTTGTGGTGAATATGGTAGTAGAGGAAGACCGCATTACCATGCTATCATTTTTAATGTTAGTAAGGAATTGATTGACAGGTCCTGGGGTATGGGAATTGTAGATTGTCAAGAGGCTGGAGAAGGAAGCATAGCGTATGTTGTTAAGTATCTGGAAAAGAAAAAAGGCGAAAGGGGAAATAATTGGAAAGTTCCAAAAGAGTTTAGGGTAAATTCTGGAAGGTTGGGATTGGAGTATATTAATAGGATGAAAGTTTGGCACCGGCTTAATCCGGAAACCATGTACTGCCATAACGGAAAGTATTTAGTTCCGATGAGCAGATACTATAGAGAAAAAATATGGATTGATGAGAATGAGAGAGCAGAACAAACGAAAGCTTTGTTAGAATCCGTAGAGCAGAAAAGGAGAGAGGATATTAGAAGGCTTGGAAGTATTGCAGCCTATAATGATGCTGAAAGTGAGCGTAAGAGAGTGAAGAATATTATGTTTGATAAGAAGAAAAGGAAACAAAGTATTGATTAACACCCCCCTATTGTCCCCCCTTTTTATGGGGGACGTTATGTTAAATTTTTGTTAAATTTTAGATTATTATTATTTATTATCGGGGGGGCGACTAGGGGCGCACATCGCCGTTTTTTCGTCAGAACTTCCTCAAATTAGGCTCAGCGCAACCCTGTCTCCCCCCCGAACCCCCCCTGGGAGGAGAGAGTGAGACTTAAGGGATAAGAGGCAAGAGATAATAGAAGATATTAGATGATATGAGATGACCTAAAGGTCAATAGTGACAATAGATGTGTCACTTAGCAGTAATATGACAAGGGAATATTACTGCAGCCGGCTAAAGCCGGGTTTTAAAGATAGATATATGAAGGTCAAATTGCCGCTTTGCAGAAGCAAAGACGGCATTTTGAATGTTTGTTGCCCTACCATTCGGATCGGGCCGGCCTTTTTAAGGGTAAGGCCGGAATTATTAGCATGAGAGGGGGGCGAGAGGGTGTGACCTAGCGCCCCCGATTGTCGCTTCGCGAATGCTTTTGACCCCCCTCCGGGGGGTTTGTTTAGGGGGGCTTTGCCCCCTCAACCCCCATGTTTTTCCTAGTGATGTTATTGTGAGAAACGTAAACTATGTTAATTTTGAGATACGGGCGATTTTGCCCGGTTAACATATTAATTTTTTTTACATATGTCAAATTTATCTAAATACCGGGTGCATCCCGGTTTATCCGTTAGATCGGATGAATTGAAACGAAGGTTGGCTTTGAATCAACCAATACCAGGGAATGATGGTATATACCATACTCCGGATGAACTTACTGACCTGCGTAAGATGTCGAGAGCCGACATAGCGAGGGAAAAACTAGAGAATGAAAGCAACATAGTTGCTATCAAAGACCGATTAGCAAGAGCCGCCAAAACGGCGGCGAGACAGGAGACAGCTATTCCACCAGCAGTTAAAACCGAAGGAGATGGGAAAGCGTGAAACTAAAGTTATAGATACAACGCCTGACGCAATTAAGTCAATAGAGACTTATGAGATAGCACGATCAGGTTGGGTAATCCTGTTAAATTATATCGGCTTAGATGGCGATAGTACGGTAGATGCCTTTTGCGTTAAAATGGACACATTGTTAAAGGCGGCGAATGAGGGAAGGAAGATTATAACCGATAAACTCAAAGGCGATGGGTAGTTTTCTTCCTTCAATTGTAGCGGGAATACAGGCTTTGTTAGGTTCATTAGGTAGTGAAACCAAGCCACCTAATATTGGCCTTAATAAAGCAGGCCAATGGTTAGAAGGTCATATGCCCAATGTCATTGGGGCAGTTGGTTCAATACTTGGTCAAGTTAAATCGGAAGGTTATATCCGTAAAATGAACCGTTACAACGAGCCTGTTAATCAGCTCGAAAGACTTCGCAAGGCTGGTTTACCGATGGCGGCTTATTCCCATGTGGGAGCAGGAAATCAATCTGCAATACCACAGCAGGGAATTGGTCAAGCCGGGGATTACTTAAGTAAGTTTTTAGACACAGATCAGACAAGGGCGAACACCGCCAGCACCTTAGAATTATTAAGGGGGATTCAGGCTGATAGTGATATGAAGGCTTATGATAGAAATGTGTATTTGTCTGATTTTGTAGGAGATGATAACAGGCGTACTACTTTACGAGAGGAACAAATCCAGACAGGGATTGCGCTTCAGAAAGCGCAAGTTGCACTTCAGCGCCATTCTGGTACAATAGCTTCAATTGATGCTGAAGCTAAGGAACAGTTAAGGCGTGATGGAAAGTTAAACGCCGAGACTTACGCACGCATTGAACTATTGAGCAAGCAGATGGGCCTAATAGGCCAACATACGGAGATGATGAAAAGCCAGCAGCAAGCTTTGGAGAATGACAATAGGGCTATGCAAGAGATTATTAAGCGCATGGATAAAAATGGTATGTCGCTTGGTGAATCTTTATTGCTTATGTTTTTACAGAAGGGCAAGGCGGCTGCAGGGGGCACAGGTTTTAATATAGGACTATGATACCCGTTGGCTTTTTCGGCTTTGTTACCTACAGGAATGAACCCGGGTTATGGATTGTTTTTTTCAATGGCTCGGATGATTATGTAACCAATTTTTTCACAACCTTAAATTGATTTTTTATGTCTTACAACAAATCACCGTTTGATTATACGCCGACAAAGAATGTGCAGAAATCACGGTTTAATTTATCACAGGAATGGAAGGCCCCTATTTTGCCCGGGGAACTCGTTCCTTGTTTACTCGAAGAGGCTATGCCCGGGGATGTTTTAACCGTAAGTTCGGAATTTGCGTTCTCTTTTGCTCCGATGTACCTCCCTATGATGCAAATTTACACCATGAGGTGTGACTACTTTTTTATTCCTAACCGTATTTTGTTCCCCAAACAGGATATGGAGGGTGATGGTCAAGTCAATATGTGGGAGGCTTTTATTATGGGTATGCCATTGGGTATGGCTACGATCCCTGTAATAGAAGTTGAAAACTTTTTGGATACAACCAAAAAGAATAACACCATTGCGGCTTATTTCGGTTTACCATTGACCCCTATTGGGCCAGGGAGGGCCAACCAGATACCCGGCCTTAACTGTATTCCGTTTTTTGCCTATTTGGCTATTTGGAATGAGTATTACCGTAATCCATTTTTAGAACCCGCCGTTGTTACCCTTATATCTACGAACCCGGTTACTAACCAGGCGAATTTAAGGGATGGGTTTAAAACTACCGGGGTGACTGACGAGGATCGTTTTTTCTGTTTGTCTGCAAAGTGGGAGAAAGACTACTTTACAAGTTGTACACCAAATCCGCAGTATGGAAGCGCAATTACGGTTCCCGTATTGACGGATGGTATTATAGAATCCACAGCATGGAAACAAGTTTCAGATGGAGCTGATCCGGATACAGGAAAAAGAATACAGACAGGAGCTACGCCGGGTACTACAGAGACTGAAGATAATGTACCGATTTACTTAGACCCAACGAATAACGCACCGGATATTCGTCAGCTTAGAATAGCCGAGACGCTTCAGGCGTTTTGGGAAAGAGTTAACCGTATAGGTCACCGTTTTAGCGATTTTATGAAGGGTATGTACGGTACCACACCGGATAAAGGTACAATTCAAGTGCCTGTTATGTTTGGTAGTTGTTTTGGTAGGGTTCGTATTACTGATGTTATGACAACTGCATTAACGGAGGTTTCCGAGAATCAGGGCACACAGACAGGTGATTATACAGGTCATGCGTCCTTATATGAGAATGACCGGAAAACCCACACTATTCGGGTTGCTGAACATGGTTATTATATGGCCATTTTACAATTGAATCCAAATACTAGTTATGGTCAAGGAATTGCTCGCCATTGGCGAAGGTCAATC